CTTCTTGTTCCCTACGTTCATCACCCTCTAATCCAAACAAAGCCTTACTTAACTCTATCTGTCTTTCCAGAGCCTTGATTGGGCCTTCCATAGTTGTGGGCTTTTTACCTTCTGGACCTTCTTTATCTGAATCCTTATATATCTTTACCGCGCCTTCTATCTGACCCATGTTAACACCGTATGGTGACTGAGACAGACTTAAGTTAGCGTAGAAGGTGGCTAACCTGTCTGCTTCTGCATCTTGCAGTTCTTTTCTCTTTTTATATATCTCAACAGCGGCATCTAACTCCGCTTTCTTCTGGGCGGCTGTTAGGTCAGCTTGGTGTTCGTACCCCTCAAGCATGAGTTTTGCTGCTATTTCCTCGTACTCTTTTTCCTTCTTAAGCCTGTCTTTATATATCTTTACGGCTTCCTCTATTTCTCTGTCCTTTTGTGCAGCAATTAGATTAGACTGATGTTCGTAACGAGCCAACATTAAATCTGTAGCAGCGTCCTCTATATCAGTCTCTTTCTTTATACGCTCTTTGTATATCCTAACTGCTTCTTCCAGTTCTGCATCTGCTATATTCTTCGCCGCTCTATACCTTACGTTAGCAGCTTCTATAAAGGCATCTTTCTTAGCTTTTTCAACTCTTGCACTTGCTTCTTCTTCTGCTTCTACAGTCTTAAGCAACAAGTTTCTAGCCTCTGTGACTTTAGCAAAGAACTCTTGTTGCTGGTCAGTCATATTTTTGTATGTTCCACCAATAGTTTTAGTAAACTTTGATATCTTATTTAATACATCTAGTTGCGCCTCAAAACCCTCTGCCTTTTCAAGGTCTATGAGCATGTTTGCAAAGTCTGCGGCCAGACGTCTACCACCCTTTGCATTTCTCGGTTTACCCAACAACCGCTTTATCATGGGAAACATCTCAGCTATAACATTTTGTTGTGATGTTTGCAATCTACCAGATTTACTAATGCTTTTAAGTGCTTCAGGAGAGAGGGGGCCAAGTGCAGATACAGCCTGTACAGACTCTTGTATCTTCACCCTTGAAATTTCAAGCATAGTCTCTAAGACACCTTTAGCAGTCTCCCCAAAGGCTCCAAACTTAGCATTTAGATCGTCTGTGGACAGACTTGCACTTTCCATGTTAGAGGAATAGTCACCAACAGCAGTGGATAAGTCAGACATTATTTCTTCTAGATTCTTAGTCGGAGTCTTAGTACGCATAAATGCAGCGCCAAGTGCAGTAACCAAAGGTATACCAATACCAAGAGCCGTGGATATGCCAATAGCCGCCATAGCAGTTAATCCAAGCTGTGTAGCAACTAGGGGTAAAATACCTACAAGCTGTGTTGCCTGTTGACCAAACGCCACTAAGGGGTTAGTACCAGATTGAACCTGCACCAAGAAGTCACCCACTTGGTAACCTGTTTGTTGTACAGCGACACCAAGCTGGTTAGTACCACGCCGCGCTTGTGCTGAGTACTCCGAAAATATACCTGTACCTTGTTTATACTCTGCGTTTAATCTGTCTACAGCAGTAGTTTGTTGGTTTATACTAATTACGCCTAGTTTATGTGCTTGGTTAATTTCATTTAAAGCTGTCTCGTATTGTTTACTAGCAGCATATAGGGGTTTGAACTTTGCTTTAAGCCTTTCAAGAGACGCTTCTTGTCTTACCTGATTTTTTATAGAGTTAGTCCTACTTTGGTTTTCTCTCTCCGCTTCTGCTCTAGCTTGCTTGTATAACCTTACCTCTTCCTTTTTCTGGGCTACCTCTATTTTTTTCTGATTAGCCAAAGCCTTAGAAATCTTAGTCTCTTCTTGAACGGCTTTAGCCATCTTTCTTACATCGGCTGTGGCTTTCTGGGAACTTGTGCTGTATTCTTGGTAGCCCCTCTTTATTTCTAAAAGGGATTGGTTGTAGGCTTTATTGGTAATCTTGCCATCGTTGAGGGCTTTGACTGTATTCGTTATCTGCTTCTCAAACTTCTTAGTAGCGGTGATAGCAGAGTTTACCTCTTTAATATCCGCACTAACCTTAAGTTGGATTTCATCAGCCATTGTTTACCCTCATATAAACTCCGTCAAGCCTCTTAACTGCTTCTACTTCCCAAGCTGTCATAGGCGTGTCAGTTAGTTCTTTCCATGCTTTTATTTGTTCGTATGTTATCGGGTTAGGGCCACTAAAGCCACCAGTTCTTGAGTTGCTTAACGCAATAAAGGCAGACCAGATATGAGCCACAAGAGTTGGGAAGTCGGGTCCATCCAATTCTTTTAGTTCTAATCCTGTCTGCCTTTGTACTTGTTCCAAGTGTTCTCTCTCGGTGGTTCCAGATTCATCACGCTGATTAAGTTTGAAGTTAAATTCAGCAAACTCAACTAGGTCATTAATCAGCCCTTGGTAAAATCCAGTGAGTCAGCTACAGCCTCCTCAATCTGATCCTTGATCCAAAACACTTGTTCGTAAATCTCTTTGGCTGTGTCAGCAGAGTACTTAGGCTTCTTACCATCATATGTGATATTCCAAGACTTAGTTGCCTTGACTAACACTTCTAGGGTAGCCTCTTCAATACTCTCAGCCGTAATATCGACCTTCTTCTTTCCTTGGGCTTGCTTAAGCCGTTTATTAGTTTGATGATGCAGGATACTCTTGTACTCTTTAGAGTGGGGTGCATACATAGTAATGGTCATTTCTGACTTGTCATCGTTAGTCAGAGGTTCCAATGTTGTAGGGTGTACAATAGTAACGTCTACAGTGTCACTAGTAGGTGTTAAGTTCTTTAAGTCCATTGTCAGGTTCCTTGGGTCAGGGTTAGTCGGGTAGATTTAAATGGGGAGCATCAGACCCGACACCAATGCCCCCCGCCCTAGCTAGGGATTACGTGTCAGTACGAGTAATCTTCAAGTTAGTACCAGTAGTAGTGTCGTACAGGGATGTGAAGGCAAGGCTAATGATGCGGCTAGTTGGGCCATCTACACCTACGTCAGCAGAGTTAATCTTAACTCGTGGGAATAGGAAGGTGTAAGCATTAGCAGCAGTTGGGTCGTTGACAGACACTTGAATAGCTGATTCTGTCTCATTAAGGAAACGGTTAATCAGAGCATCATCTTCAAAGTATGCGGAGAATGTACCTGTTACTTCCGCACGACCAACCTCAAGGGCTGGGGTTTCATCAGAGCCAACAACAAAGGTAGGTGCGAAAGAGTTGGTTACATTGAAGTCAATGGCTGTAATAATTGCAGAGGATGCAAGGCCAGCTACATTGTTACCAATCTGTAGATCACCTGAGTAGGCATCAAATGGTGCGTTAGTGCTTGCTACGTCCTGTGTCTTCTGTGTGGCACCAATAGTCATACCTTTACCAACCATACCAAAGGTAGTCGTTACCATCTGATTAGGGGCAATAGAGACGCCCATAGTGGAAACAGTTTGACCTGTAAACAAACGAGCCTGATCAATGTCAGCAGAGTAGTCTTCAATAGAGAAGTACTTGGGTGTCTGACCCACTAGCAAATAATCATTAGAGCCATCATCAGTCCAGACATTAAGCATAGCTGATTCGAGGAATGGGTCAAAGTCACCTTTACGAAGGTCAACTACAATATCACCAGCAGACTGTTTGTTACCGTGACGTTCATGGCGAGGCATACGGTCAGCTTGAATATCAGTACCAGCAACCAAGTCTTTAGTTAAGTTAAGACCGTGTGAAGTAAATGGGATGTTCTGGAAGTTACCAACAGGGGTAGTTCCGAATGTGGCTTCAGTGATATAGCTTAGGCTAGACCGTGAACCCTGTGCGAAGGTAGGCATGTGTTATTCTCCTAGTGAGCAAGGCTTACGCCTCTATTAATTGTATATATACCAACCGATATTAATCGGGATATAGTACCAAGGTGTATCTAAGAACCCTTGCTGTCTTTCGGCATAGTCTATTGATACGTTAAAGTTGTTTAGTGATACGTCTGTAGCAGCTTCAAAGTTCTCTATAACTGTGTTAGCGATACCATCAGCAGTTGCTGGGCCATTACCCTCTGGGCAGTATACTGTTACTGAGTATATTCCCTTATAGAGTTGAGAAGGGTTTAAGCCTCTTACAGCAGGTACACGGGTAACAGGGATGTACATAGACTTGATGAAGCTAGTACCAGTTGTGGGGTCGTAGGGTACATTGTCAAAGGCTATTGGAGGTATGCCAGCTATACCAGCTAACTTACTTTCCAAAGCGGCCCTAATGTCTGAATGAATACTAGCCAAAGTTTCTTCTTACCCTCTCAAAGACTTTATGGGCAGGTACATTATTTTCAATAGACCCGTTTTCTACTTCCCTTACGTGGGGAGACCTGTTCCTTAGAACAAAACCATCAATCTTATCTGTACCCAAGGTAGTTATATCGCTGTATAGTTGGTCTAGGGCTATCATCTTGTGGCGGTCTGGATCAGGAGACCTTTCTTTAGCATCTCTCGCGTCTGAAGACCTACTACGTCCACCACCTTCACCACGGGCTTTGATAGAAAATGACTCTACATATGCACCAGAGTAGACAGGAGAAATCATAACAGTGTAGTCAGCTATTCGTTTAGCCTTAACCTTAAGTCCCCTACTAACTGAACTATCTATTCTACCTCTAATGTCGCTAAAGGTTTTCTGGATACTCATTATTCCCTCACATCACATATGTAACATAGTGCAACACCACTAGAGAAGATAGTAACAACAGACAGAATATTAACTGTGTCTCCATTACCTGTTATCTGATCCTCATCGTCTGGTACTACAGCTAGGCTAGAAGCGGAAATAAGGCACTTACGAGTACCTCTGCGTATCTCATCAATGTTACCAGCTATACCATTATCATAGTTGTAAAAGTAACCAGTAAAGGAGTAATCAGTAGTCGCTGATCCAGTGATAGTACCATTAGCAGGATTGTAAGTCCCAGAGGTAGTCACCTTCTTAAGTGTAAGGGGTTCACCAAACCTATTAACTAAGTTTAGTAAGTCATATGATCTAAACGACATGTTAACCTACCTTAGTCATACGATGAGTTGTAGTCTTCACCACTATAGCTTGGTGGGTTCTTAAATCTGTCCCTACGGAAAGAAGGCTTAATACGGTCTGTGTTGTCTCTGACAGCCTCTACAGCGGTCTTAGAGATACCACCAGCGTAGATACCTATGTTACCACCAGCAGTCTTAGCTTGGTACTCTAGGGTGTCTGCAAGAGACAAGTACTGTTTAGCTAGGTCAGAGTAGTCAGCACTTAAAGCACCATCTAAAGCTGTTGTTACCTGTCTTGAGTACTTAGAGGCGATAGTTCTAGCTGACCAACTAGCAGTGTGATAAATGGAGTTATTATTCTGGCCTAAACCAAAGGTTACTTCCTCATCTTGTAGCTGTTGGTCAGCAGTGTCAGTATCACCTACTAATAGCCTAACAGAATTAAGACGTTGGGCTGCATCTGCCGTTCCAAGATTTGTTGGGTCATATGTCCACCCCATCGTCTACTCCTGCTTTAGTCTTCTAATATACCGTCTCTTATTTCAAAGAACTTATCTTCGATCCATCTGTTGTTACGAAGGTAGCTTCTTAGTAAGGCACGTTGTTTAGCATCTATTTTAGACTGCTTAACTTTCTTGTCGTTGTATTCTTTAGTGCTGTTAGTGTTAGCTTTTACTTCTGCGTTAAGAAGTCCTATCAGCTTGTCTAGTTGTGGGCCAGTTAGTTCACTTAGCCTATCTCCAACTTTAGCTTGTTTCTCTAATTCTCTATTGTGGTGAATAAAGCCTTGAAGATATAAACTAGCTACAGACTCTGACCCTAAGCCACGATTTAACCAGTTATAGTGTTCTTGAACTTCCCACTGTTTACCGTCTGAGGTAAAGGGTCTCTTTACAAAAACAGGCCAGTCTATCTGCCAGCCAAGGTATGAAGGGTGGGTGTAATTAAACATGTCGGGGTATCCTATGTTGGGTAAGGTAGGGGACACCTAAGTCCCCCACCAGAGTACAACTTATTGTACGATGTCTTTAAAGAAGTAGCCCAAGTCTGCGCCAACAACTTTCATGTCGTAAGACATTTTAACTTGGATATGTTCAGCGATTTGCTGACGCTTCAGTGCATCATCCGAGAAGGATTCAACAGTGATACCCAAGTTGTTTGCGCCGGGAATGTTGTTCCAAGCGAATGTCATACCAGCAGCAGGGGTCATAAGACCAGCACTTGAAGGTGTGTGACACAACAGAGCATGTTTACCACCGATAAAGGCGTTGGCTTCAGCAGCACCCTCAACAGCGGTGTTATTGACAGCTTCCATGACGAAGAAGTTTTCTACCTCAAAGATTTCAGCCAACTTAGCGTCTGTGATCAACGCGGGGTTAGTTACGGTAGAACCACCATTCAAACGTGCCAGAATATCTGGGTGATTGATGAGTTCGTCCCGTGTTACCTTACCAACAACCATAGTGTTTGGCTTGTAGCCGCCCGACTTGAGTTGCATTGCACGACGAGCATCAGTTACGTCAGTGATAGG